CGATGCTGTCGTTCGGTATCGTGGATACGGGATCGTTCGGTGCTGACACCAAGCGGATCGAGATCGGACTGATGACTGGGGCCGGGATCGAAGCATCGATCACCGCCGAGACGGTCTTGGTTGTGACCTGCACCGGGTTCGTGAGGATGATGTCGATCGAAATCGTGTCGCCATCGACAAGATCCACGGTGCCGCCAGACTGCTCGACCCAGACGCCGGTGATCGTTGCGGCAGTCTGGCCTGAGATCGCGGTGCCGTTCTTGCGCCACTGGTACGAAACGCTCGGCGTCGGCGTGCCGGTGAAGTCAACGCCCGCCACCGGCGGCGTGATGAACAAGATGTACTTGCCCGGCTCAAGGGAGAGCGTCTGACTCATTATGGCTCTCCGATCGTTGGGTCGTACGACGCGCTGAACGACGGAGCAACGAACGATCCGGTGAACGTGCCGCCATCAGCATCGGTGATGATGGTGAGAGCGGCGTTCGTTGACCATGTGTCGGTGCTGTCGGTGTAGATAACCGCACCAGATGCGGTGCCGGTGTTCCACTGAATGGCTGTCGAGTCTGCCTTCCACACTCCTCCCTCAAACCCAATCATCGCACCGTCTGCCGGTTCTCCAAGAGTGCCATACACCAAGGGACTGCTATTGAGTTCCGTGTCCCCGGCACCAAGAAGCGCTGTGTTTGCAAACGGCTGCTGATCGCTGGTTCCTAGGTGCCCTAAAGCGGACGATCCCTCTAGGGCAATAACCACTTCCCCCCCGTTGAGCGTATTTTGCGGCGTGTTTCCTCGCCATGTCGCTCTTTGGTCAGAGCGGAGCTTGATTCTGGTGGTCATCAGTAGGAGCCGCCATCCAGTTCAACCGAAGACACTGCTGCCCCGACCACGAACTTCTCTTCAGACTGGTCCCAAACCACCGTGCCATCGGCAGTGGGATATGACTCAAGCGTCAGCACGGACCCTGTAGGCTCCCACACGTTGTCTGTGGCGTTCCATGCCACCGTTGACCCGGCAGCGATAGATGCTTGAGACTTGACAATCAAAGGCTCGAAGGAGTCAGCATCCACCCCCGGAGTTCCAATGTTTGGAATCAAGGCACGGAACAGGATTGGGCAGGCATCAAACGCTACACCCCCGGACGCATCTGTGGTTCCAACGTAGCCCACATACTGCGTGTTGCTGCCAACCACCGACCACACGATCCCAAGCTCGCCCTTCAGAAGCTTCCCGCCGCCAGCAGCTTTGGCTGTGTTCCAGTTCGCTAGAGAGTCGTAGCGGTGATAGATTCTGGTAGGCATCGTTTAGTCGCCCTGATCCGCGTCCGCTCCTCCACCGTCAATGACCGCAGGATCAGCGAACACCGGGGACTGAATCGACCACGTTCCCGGCACCCCGCTGATCCCGCTGGTGGTGAAGTAGAGGTATCCACTGGACGCCTCTGCCCTCGTCAGCGTGATCGCTGCTGTGGATGCAAGGGTTGCCTCAGCCGTGTCAAGGTCTGCCTGAGTCTGTGCAAGGTTTCCCTGCACCGTGGTCAGCGTGGACGAGAAGCCCAGCAACGTGGACTCTTGAGCGATGTCAAGGTCGCCGTTCTCGTCCTCGGGGAGATCCGCAAGGTTTACCTTGGCATTCAAAGCATTCTGAAGATCGGTCTGGTTGGACAGCGTTCCAGTGATCTGTCCCCACGTTGCAGCCGCCTCGGCAGTGCCGCTGATCTCCTCCAGAGTCCCGGCGTTGGTCTTGATGAAGAGCTTGCCGGTGTCCTGAGCGAAGATCGGCTCACCGACCTCGAAGTCGGAGACGTTGGCAGCGAGGATTGCCGCCTCGGTGCCACGCCGCAGCTTCAACGGTGGGTGATTGCGTGCCATTTACCTTTCCATCCATGTGAGTTCATGGCTGGGGCGACCTTCGCCCCGGCTCTTGAAGTACGCATCAGTGAACTTGTCCATCTCCTTCAGCAACCGCTCCTGCTTCAGCCCTTCCATCCGGGCCTCCACATCCTGAGCCATCGCCTCGGTCCAGTAGCCGACCGCCATCGACAAGGCGTCGAGACGGTCATCGTGACGCAGAGACCCCCTGTCCTTGGTGACACGGGTCATCTGATAGAAAAGCTGGTAGCCCAAAGCCTTCTCTGTCGGAAGGTCTCTGGTGGACTCCCAGTCGGCCCTGATGACCGAAGGAGACACGACCAGCCTGTGCTGGTTCATCACCGGCTCAAGGGTGTCGATGATCCGCTTCTCCTTCTGCTTGGAGTGACGGACCTCCTCGACGGTCACGGGATAGATCGCCCGCAGAACCGGAGTCAGAAGCTGCGTGAACATGCCGTCACCGAAGTTGCTTTCGACGATGACGTAGTTCACCTTGTGCCGCTTGGCAGTCTCAGCGATCGCCTTGAGGGCGGAGTCCGAGTAGCCACCAGCGATGCCGCCCGCCTCGGGGATGTAGACCACCCCGTTGCACATCTTGGCGACCGCAATTGCCGTCTCGTCCGAGCCTCGACCGGAGGGGTCAACGGCAAGGACGCTGCCGGTGTACGGGATGTAGTCCCCCTGCACCCGTGCAGGACGGTGGTACTTGTCCCCGTTGAACCCGACACAGGGGACATCGCGGACCACAAGGTCGCTGCTGGATCCCCAGATGAGACGCTCAGGAGCCACATCGTCATGGATATCCATCACGATCAGGTCGCTGAGTTTGAGCGGATACCGCTCCATGTCGGACAGCGAGGTGTCCAACATGAACTGGAGGTTGAAGCCTGAACGTCCGTAGGACGCCTCACGCTCCATCAGATCCTCTAGACCGAACCGAGCAGGATCGGTGGGATGACCCACCCTGTCCTCAACCCAAGCCTCGGCCACCACGGGAGCCAAGCGGTCCCCGTAGACCTCCATCTGCTTCTCAGACGGATAGCGGGCAGGCCAGACCCGGATCTTGTACCCACGCTCAGGGAGAGCGTTGTACAGGCTCTGCTCGGTCTGAGGCGTGCCCAGATAGATGATTCGACCGTCAGGCTTCAGGACGGCATCGAACTCCTTGACCGTCTCCGACAGCTTGTCCCGCATGACCTGAGTCATCGAGTTGTTCGCTGACTCAACGTCATCGGCCACGATCAGGTCGGCACGCGATCCAGTGAGCTGCCCCGTGATGCCCACGGACTTCACTGAGGGAGCGTGTGCTGCTGGAGCAGGGCCGACATCGAAGGCGATCTTCGAGTTCCGCTGACCCTCCTGCGGACGCAAGTGAGACAGCAGATCGATCTCGTTGATGAGCCTCAACGTGAACGTCGAGAAATCGTCTGCACGGCTCTTCGACGCCGACACCACAAGGATGTTCTTCGTCGGGTCCAGCAGAAGCTGGTGGATCACGAAAGCGGATGTGATCCAACTCTTGCCGACTCCACGGAACGCCTCCACGACCAGACGCTTGGGTCCGGTCTGGATGTACTCCGCAATGTCGTACTGGATCGGAGTCGGGTCAGGGAGGTTGAGGTGCTTCCAGACCAGCCACAAGAAGTTGCGGAAGTCGAGGAGACGCTTATCCGGTCCCAAACGCCTTGCTCCGCATGACATCCATCTTGTCATCGTCGAACGGCATGGTCAACGCCAGCTTCGCCAACGGACTTTCAGGTACTGCCACGCAATCGATATGGTTGTCCTTGAGCATCGAGCGGGCCACATTGAGATCAGCAGGAGTTGCAGTGCCGCTCTTGATCCGCTCCAGCAGTTCCTTCACCAGAACGTCGTGAAGCTCCTCAAGGATCTTGCGTTCCATCAGAGACTCTTGTTCCAGACGTAGGAGATAATCAAGGACATTGCAGAACCGACCGCAGCCGCGATCCCAAGCGAGTACGCCTTGTGGTTCTCAAGGTCTCTCAATCTGTTGTCGTGTATTTCGAGTTTTGACTCGAATCTATGCTGCATGGACAGCAATGAATCCATCTTTCCCTCTAGCCTGCCGATGGCGACAAGCACGCTATTTTCCGGGTTATGATCCATTTTTGCGTCCAAAGGTCAAATTGTGCCGAAGTCAAATTCAACGTTTGTGACAACAACTCCGCCGCCATCTACGTTGCCAGTAACAGGATTGTAGACAAGCACATTCTTGTCTGCGTTCTCCTGAGTAACGTACAGGTTGCTCACGTTTGCATCGTCGAGATCCTTAGCAGTCAGTACGGATCCAGACACGAAGTCAACAACGCGAGTCGATTCGGTGAACGGCGTGGTCCGCTTGATGACCACCTTCTCACCCGATGCTGGAATTGAACCAGCAACGAAGGTGAGCGTTGCCAACGCATTATCGATGTCGTAGTGAACACCGCGAGTCTTGGTGACTCCGTTGACTGTCACTGCAACGTGATCCTTGCGGAGCGGCCCTCCGCCAGTGAACGCCAACGAGAACGTAGCCGTTGCACCGTTCCCGTTGTAGGTCTGATATGACAACGCCATGATCGTTTACCCTCCGCGAGACTTGACTTCCTGATACCGCCGAGCCAGATCAGGGAACTCTTCAAGGAGACGGGAGAACGCCTTGCGTCGGTAGCGTCCGATCTCCGAGCGGAGCAGCCCCGCCCTTGGTGATTCCATTCCCTCCACATCCGCATCTGGAAGCGCTTGGTATCGCCTCTGGCCGATCATCGACAGCAGACTGCTGCGGAGATCCTTGGAGCCGATGCTGACCTCGGAGGTCAACTCTTGGTAACGGTCGTAGGCGGATTGCCCCTTTGAGTTGCGGAAGTCCCACAGATCGATCCCCCCGTTGAGAGTACGACGAGGCGCACTGACCGCTCGCCCCAGACGGATGAACTCTTGGTTGAGCGGATCGTTCTTGACTGTGGAAATCGAGAAGGGATTGATCGGGTCGGTGACGTTGCCGAGCGGACCCTTCTCTCGCAGCACAGGCTCGCCAAGGGGATTGCGAACCTTGTCAACGGTATCGTCTCCCCATCCGGGGATACGCATCATGATCGCGTCGAGAGCCGAACGGGATCGCTCAAGCTCCTCGGAGAATGGCGTGAGGCTCTGAGCAAAGAAGTTCGGAACGACCGCAGAAGCGTACTGCTTGATGAGTTGCTCGCCGTAGAGGTCAGGGCGAGTGACTGCGTTGAGCATCGCCGTGAGACCGGCGACGAAGGTCTTGTCCGTGATGACGGAGGTGGAGACGCCGACGATGCTTGCAGCGATGTCGGTGAGTCCATCGATCTCTCCGGTCTCGACCTTGTGGGCAGCATCGGCAAGGTCGGCCACGAAGCCGATGATCGTAGAGAAGGGATCGGCACGGGCATAGGAGACGTAAGTGTCCCCGACCTTGATCGAGTACGGTTGCCAGCCGGATTCGCGAAGCTGCTGCCGTAGGGCAGGGTCACGCGGACCACGACCAGTCAGTGTGCCCATCGTAGCCAAGCCGGTGGCGAACGAGTAGAAGGCGACTCCGGTCGTAAGGCGACCCATGAGTTCAGCCTGCATTTCCGGGCTTGCCTTGTACCAGTCGTTCCTAATGCCAGTCCACACCAGCGATGCCGGGTTCCGGTTCAACGCCCAAGTGATGAGGTTCGTTGGGGTGCGGATGAAGGGGAGGATCAGCCCAGCAGCCGGGACGTTCCTGACGAGGGTGGACGCAGACTTGCCAAGGTTGGCGACGAACTTGGTTCCAAAGCCGCGAAGCGGATCGTTGGCGATGTCGGACAGTTCAGTCTTCCAAGTGGCTTCTCGAACACGACGTTCAACCTGACGAGCAAGCCCGTCAATAGAAGGATCGAACGCTTCAAATCCGATCTTGGCGTCTCCGTAGCCGACGAGGTTCGAGACACGCACCTTGAATGCGGCAGACTTTGGATCCAGCCCCTCGGAGATCGCCTGCTTGATCGCCCGTTCCTCAACGGCACGCCGCCCGTACAAACGCCCGTTCTCATCGAACATCTGACCAAGGGTCTTCTCGATGTGGTTCTCCACATCCGCAGCAGACATCGTGGCAAGGCGACCACGAAGTTCGTGTCGGATCATCTCCTTGGCATTGGTTCTGGAGATCATCGTCGAGGTGAACTCGTCGGTCACTCCAAGAGCCGCCATAGGAAGGTTCACGATCTTGCCCATCACGTTGATGAAGTGACCGGCTGGGGTAGGGTCGAAGATCGGGCGACCCATGCTGTCAAGCACAGGCTTGCCAGCCGAGTCCACTCGGTTGGTGCCCAGACCCAGCCTCTGGGCCGAGATGCCCCTACGGACTTCGACACCCTCAGACCACGCCTGATCCGCCAGCGTGACGCCAGCACCTTCACGACGCCACGACTCGGCAGCGTTTGCTGCTGCAATAGGACGCCCGGCAGCGTTGGTCGGTCCCTTCGGGGTTCTACCGAAGAGCATCCCGAACAGGTCGGTGATGTGATCGAGATACCCGATCAGCACTCGCCCTTCCTTGGACGCAAGTACATCCATACCATCGGCAGCATGACGCCCAAGGATCCTGTCGGAAACCCAAGCGCCAACCGTCCTCTCGGCTTGGAATGATGCAGCACCCATCAGGTTACCAGCCACGTTGACCGTGGTGGTCCTTGGACCCGACAGGATCGAGTTACGGAACAGTTCCAGCAGGATGTCGAGTCCAGTCCGAGCGGCCTTGCCGAGCTTGTCGCTGATGGGGCCGTATGGTTTCGGATTTGGGTGAATGATAGGTACATCCAAATCGCCAAGAATCTCGTTGAGGATCTTTTGGCTGGCGGGGTCATTGGCAATGACTTCTAGACGCCCGTTGTCCAGCAAACCAAACACCCTGCCAAGCGTCGATCTCTGCGCACTGTCAACAGCAAACACCGCCCTGAATGCCTCAGCAGCGGCTCGGATCTTCTCTTCTGGTGCCTTGGCATCAATCAGGTTTTGAAGCACCTCAAGGCTTCTTGCCCTGACCTCTGACAATGCTCCGACCAACGCTGTGACTTCCTTGCCGATCATTTCGCTTTGAGCGGCAATGTCCTCTGGCGACATCCCCACAATCTGACGGATGCGGGTGATGACGCCCTCAAGCTGTGACTCTTGGCTGATTGCGGCAGGCTTCCCAAGACCGCCAGACTTCACCAGTTCGCTGTACTCCAGAGCGGCACGGTCGATGCCCTCATCCCGAAGGATGGGCATCAAGTTGACTACACCGTCCTCCCTCGCTTGGGTCAGGGTCTTCCTGAATGCGGCCTCGTCAATGCTCCCGTCAGCGTTCCTCGGGATCGAGGGGTCTAGATCCTTGATCTGCTCTGGAGTCAGCTTGATCGAGTAAGCCGTTGCGGCGTCTTCGCCTCCTGCCAGCACATCATCGACTGCCTTCTCATCAACGAGACGGAAGTCTGCGGCAGTCGCAGGGCGGGCCAAGCGTTGTTCAAGGGAACGCCGGTAGACCGACATGAGGCTTCGGTGGGCACGGTTCTCCATGCCACGGTTGAAGAACTTGTCGGTCACATCCTCGATCGCGGTCTTGCCGCGAACGCTCACGACGAGGTTGTCCACGAAGTCCTTGAGACCCCAGAAGATTCCCCGCCTGCCCTCACGCTCCGCAGTATTCTCGGTGGCACGGACCATGTTCCAGACGAACCACTCGTCCAGCGAGGTCATTGCGTAGGCTTCGTCCGGGTTGATCCCCTTCTCATCCACCAGCTTCTTGACCTGCTTCGAGACGTTGGAAGGCTTGCCTCGAAGCGCCTCAAGGTTGATGCCGTTGTCCTTTGCAAACTTGGCGGCTGCTTCCTCATATTCCTTGCCTAGCCGCTGGACGGTGGAATCGTCCATGTAGCGACTGAGCATGTGCCATGCTTCGTGCAGGAACGTCTTGTCACCGCTGCCCCCTCCATAGACATCTTTTGCGATGGCGATAATGTCATCGAGGAAGTCGTAGGCACCAGCGGCACCCTCTTGCATCTTTCGGACACTCAGGGTCGTGCCGTCGAACAGTGACGGACCAATGCGAGCCACAAAGCTCTCGATCGCCTGTGCCGCTTCCCGATCCAGCCCCTGCTCGGCTGCACGCTTTCTGACAGAATCCAGAAGCACCCGGTTGATGAGCTTCTCAGAGCCGGGCTGAGAGGACCGACGCCTGCTCATCACGGCGTCATCCTCAGCCAGCTTCCTCTCGGCACCAGCGAGGTACTCCTCGGACGCCTCGGGGACTTCCTGAAGCCACTTCTTGTTTCGCTCGATCGCAGCCTCGCGGGCAGCAAAGACCTCTTCGGCAGACTTGCCAGCCTCAGCAGCGAGCCGGGTCTCACGGACCACATCGGCAGCAGCAGCCATTCCGCGAGCCATCTTGTAAATGCCCACGCCTCCACGGACAGCACCTTCCGCCACCGTGCCCACCAAGCCGCCCTCAAGGACGTTCTTGAGTCGCCCAGTCAAGGAGTCAACGTCATCCTCCTTGGTGGCGAGGAACTCCGTGATGGGGTTGCCAAGGCCGGGGACAGACTCGATGAGGTTCGAGAGACGCATCTCGTCGCCCTCGAACACGGTCAGGTCGGCAAAGCCGCCAGCGACGGCACTCTTCGCCATCTGCTGCTTGACGCTGCTGCCCTGAAGCCACTTCGCAGCCTTGGCGACCTTGCCGAGCTTGGTCGCCTTGGATGCCGCAGAGATGGCGGCAGACCCGGTGAGGAAACCGACAGCGAACTCGGAGATGACCTCGACCACGCTTCCGACCGTCGAGGTCGAGGCACCGAGAGGGTTGTTCTCCCAGTCGGGGAGGAGGTCGAAGGTGAGGATGTCGGCTAGGTTGTAGGCTCCCTTGGCCGCACCCACGACTCCGCGAGGGACCGACATCAAGACATCGGAGGCGGAGAAGAAGGACGATGACTGGTCCTGAACGGTCAACACATCGGACTGCTCCTGTTGCCCAGCCCTTTGAGGTTTCGCCACATTCGCCAGCGAGAACGGATCTTCTCCTTGCATATTCTCGTCAATCATCGAATGCGGTTCCTATAGATGTTTCGCTCGTCCATCAGGATTCTCTGAGCGTCCATAAACGACCTTCGCGTCTTTTCGTCGGCTTGCGGTCCTAGCACCTGAAGAAACAACGCCTGCTTATCTTCTGCGCTAAACCCTTCTCCCCGGTCAAACGCCATTAGTTCCTCGACGGACTCAAATACCGGAATGTTGGTCCAATCAAACACACCGTTGGCCTTTGCCTTGATTGCAGAGAACGGAATGTCTAGCACGCCGGTTTGGTTGTTGATGACTTCTCTGGCCGTGAATCCAGTCAACCGCTGCATCTTCAGATTGATTGCGCTTGCCGCCATCTCTTCGCGAGTGAACGACATAATCAGGTATCGGTACGGTCCTACCTGACCTGTCTCAGCGTCTTGCCCCGGCCCGTAGATTCGGAACATGTTTCCGTCATACACAACCTTGCGGGTCGTGTTGGCAAACAAGCTCGGACCTTCGCTGGCCCGGACAGTGAACTCGGTCCCCGTCTCATCAGTCCCGACAATCTGTGACAGCAGCCTTGCAACCCTGTTCGGGTCTCCAAGACGACCGCTGAACATCCCGGTTGGGCTGAACCCAAACGCATCGTACACCGACGAGTTTGCGTCCCGAATCTCCTCAACCGTTGCCTTCACATGAGCGAGGCGTTCCTTCTCGTTCTTGGCGTTGAATCCCCGCTCGCTTTGGGACACGGTTGCGGTCGCACGCTCGCGAGACGCCATCGCAGACTGGAGGAGTCGCTGCTCTTCAGCCTGCCTGATGTCAGTGAACACCTTACTTCTAAACCTAACTAACGCGGTATTTGCGTCACCTCGCCCCTCAGACTGGTACTGGGCAAACGTCTTCCCCTCAAACTCGATTTCATTGTTGATGAACCCCGTAAACTGCCTCAGAGCCTCTTCATCAATCCGCGTACTTATCTCGAACTCATTGAATCTTGCTTCGCCTGCGTTCTGCTCTCGGTAACTAGCCAAGTATTTTACAACCGATTCTCTTTCGATTGGGATGGATTGAACCACCCTATTCTCGGAAGAGTTGACTGTCTCAAACACCTGAACCAGAGATGTCGGGTCGAGGCGGTACACATCGGATGCCGCCAGCACTTCTGCAACGGTCTTGAACTCGCCGCTATAAATCTTGCGAAGGATGATGCCCTTGGCTTCTCGATTGTCGCCACTCTCAATCGAGTTGTACTGATTGGCCTGCTGTGCAATGATGCTGAGTTGGCTCCGACGAACGTAATCCAACACCCCCTTGTCGGTGCCGGATTCTTCCAGTTGACCAAGAAACTTCTCTAGGGTTTCCAGTGGATCTTTGCCGTCTCGAAGGTCAGCAAACACTGCGCTGTTGAATCCCATCTGGTTCAACTGCCGTTCAGTAGCCCCTACAGCCCGCTCGAACCTACGCTGATCCTCATCCCCCTTCCGAGCCATGTCATCCTCAGCCCGCTTCTTTGCTACGGATAGCTGAACTTTTAGACCAATGTTGTCCCCCACAGTTCCCTTCTGTCCGAAGGGGATAGACAACGCCGCATCGTAGATATTGTCGAGTTGGTCTTCGCTGGTGGCGTTCTGGAACGCAGTAACGGTTGCCCGATACAACGCCCCCTGAACCTTCGCGGTGTCGCTGGTGAACCGCTGGAGGGTCATAATCTTACCGGCGATCATTTGACCGTACTCATCTGCGCTTGCACCGTCATTCATCGCTCCCAACAGGACTTCCGCAAACCCAGACTCCAGATCCGACAGAGCCTGAGACTCCTTGTTCTTCAGGTACTCGTTGCCGATCTGCTGCTC